TAATGATTAATTACTAATTAACCTGTTACTGTTTGACCTAGCGCTCTCGTAACTGTCGCACCAACACCATCGCCAATTGGCGTTTGCACTGCGTTATCAAAACGTATACTTGCAGTAATAGTAACTGGTTCGTTACTAGCATATGCAAGAGTATTGTAGTTTACATTCTGTAGGAAGCAACCATACAATTCCCATGTTTCTAAGACGTTAGCTGCACTTGCTCCGTTACCACCATCAAGTACTTCGAATCTTGTAATAAATTTATAATCAATACCTGCTGCGGCACTGGCTTGTTCCATAACATCGAACTGCTTCTGGATCTGTTCACCAAGTAGTCTTGTTACGCTACCATTTACATCATCGCGGAAGTTAACTGTGCACAAATCCCATGCATGTTTGCCTGCTAGGTAAACACGGCTGTTGTAAATTGGAATTTCCATTTCTTCAAATGTAACGCTTGGGCGAGTAATATCCATTACCTGCTTTGTTAGTTCTGTACGTGGAGTAGACACGCCAAGGTTTTCAAACGTTGCACGGAAGCGATATTGTAGCTTGGGCATAAGTAAGCCCTGTGCATTTGCTGACTGATCACTGTCTAATGGTACAGTAAATTTTAATAGTGATGAAACTGACATTATGTCTGCCTCCTTAATATAATAATATTTATCTGAAAGTGTTCATGAAAAATGGGGCAAACTTTGTGTCTACCCCATTATTTCATGCTTTTCTTATGCCTTAAACAGCATTTGCACTGGCTACATTGCCACCTTCAATCTCGCCTGTGTTCTTAAGTCTAATTGGAATGTAAATAAATTCCGCAGCCTTAACTGGCTCGATAGCAATGTCAACATATAGTTCGTTACGATCAATTCTTGTTGGTGTATTGTTTGTTTCATCACAAACTACCAAGTAATCGTAAATGCCACGCTTTTGTACAAGGTCATTCATTAGCTGTTCTACTTGCTGCTTGAGCTCATCACGTGTAATCTTATCGTTTGGCTCAAATACAAAACCTATAGCAGTTTGCTGAAGTTGTGCACGTAAGTAAGAAACTAGTCTAGCTACGTTAATGCGGTCTAGTGCACTTGGTGTAGTTGCTCTAGTCTTGTTACCGTAGTTTAGGATTCCTGTTCCGTTAAAGAAAGTAATTGGGTTAACTTTATTGCTGTAAAGTGTATCACGTAAACTTTCTCTAATGTTGTCAACTGTAAACTCGCCTGTTGCACTGTTAATGTAACCGATGCTACTTACGTTGTCTACAAGTCCACGTCTGCTACCAGCTGGTGCTAACCATGGGAAGCTCTGATCATCACTTCTGCTAATAGCTCTTAGCATCATGTGACTTGCTGGAACTGTAATAGTATTACCACTTAGGTCATTTGTTTGGCCTGCTGGATAAAATACACCAAGATATGGATCAGCAGTAATTAAACCATCTTCACCATCTTGAGCAGCATTAGCATTATTACTTGCCCAATTTTGTATTGCTGTACCTGTTGCAGCCAATCTCATGCTTGTATCACCAACAACAAATGCTGTATTGCGTCTGTCATTGTTTAGGCTTACCATATTGCTAATGAGCTCTGGATAGCCTGGTGCTGCAATAATGTTGAAGTTTCTTGAATCTTCTCTAAGTTCTTCACTACCGTCAATAGCTGCTTTCATTGCTGCAGTTACAACCTGACGCACTGCTTTACGACCCATATATGGGCTTCCGTCATTGCGGTTACCACTTGCAGTTACCCATGCATCCTTTTCTGTTGGAAGTGTTGGATAAAGTGTAGTATCGCTAAAGTTTGTTCTTGTAAAGTAGTTTTTCTGGAACTTCTTAACATTGTAGCTGCTACGACGTGTGTTGAACAATAGCATACCTCTTGGATATAATGTTGCATCAGGAGCATCAATATCTACTGTATTGCTTGAAAGTAAGCTCTTTGTAGTAGCTAGTGTGCCTGTAACAACATCAGTTGTTGTATCGCCCATAAAGCGAGCATCTGCAAATAGTATACCATTTTCTGTTGTTTGGTCTGTGTTATCAATTAGTACCCAACGGTTTTCGCTGTCTACTGTTTCATAACGATAAAGTTTTGGATAGTTTTCTAAATCACTAGTGTCGATCCACAAATCACCAACTACTAGAGCAGTTTCATCACTCTGTGTAGTAGGTTCTGATGCGCTAAAGATAACACCTTCTGGATCTGTTTGGCTAAGGTCGAAACCTCTTGCATCACTTGATACATTTGTGTAACCTTTCCAAGCACTACCATCGCTAACTAGGATATCAGCTTCTGTACCACCATGATACCAATAACGTCCGTCGCCTGGATCGCTACTTGGTGATGTAGAGTTAGCAGTATGTGTAGGAGCTACCCAGTTACTTAGGATAATGTCACTGTTGTTGCCTGCTCTTACTTGGCCTGTTGTAATACCAGTTACAATGCCTGCGTCAACTAACGGTGTACCGCTTGTATCTTTGAGGACAATTACACCGCCTAGTGCATGTTTAATTTTTAAATAACCATCGCTTGTTACTTCAGCACTAACATTAGCAACGTTAGCACCATTGATATCACTTGCCATATCTGCTAAACCAGTTCCGCTAAGTGTAACTGTTACTGCACTTGTTAGTGCTGTACTATTAGCTGCACTTGCCTGGATAGTAAAGGTATCGCTGCCTGTTAATGGAGTTGCTGAATTAATATTACCAGTAACTTCAAGTTGTCCAGTAGCATATCTACGGAAAAGTTTGTATGTTACTGTGTCGTTTTCAGTAACGTCAAACTGAACATAATATGCGCCAACTGCAATAGCCTTGCCGCCTGTTGCGTCAATATTCTTGTTTGCTGTACGATCGTTTTCATAAAGTGGAGCACTCTGACTATCAAACGCTGATGTACTAGTATTGTAAACGCTAACATCAAAAGCTGCGCCTGTATTTGTTGCTGTTGTTTTAACCCAAACACTACCATTTGGTCTTGGTGTTGTGTCAGTAGTCTTCCATTCTGGTACACTAAAGTGTGCACTCTGTTGGATGGCTGGAGATGCATATGTGCCAGCAGTCATACCAGTATCTGTAAGGATAGTACCGGAACCATTAGCAAGTAGTATCTTACCGTCTGTTGTAGAACCATCACTTGCTGCACTACTTGTAGCATAAATCTCTAGTTTGTTGCTATGTATATCAGCAGTAACACCTGTAATTGATGCGGTGTTAATATCATTTTTAAGTGCTGTAATAGTTGTGCCTGCTAGAGTTACTGTTGTACCGTTAATAACAATGCTGTTACCATTTGTTAATGTTGGGCTTGCAGTTGTACTTGCAATAGTTGCATGTGAATTTTGCCAGCTGGCGCTTCCTACAAGGACCCATGAGTTGTTACGGTTTTTATAATAAGCTGGATTGCTAGCATTTGTTGCAACAATAGCATAATCACCAACAGCACCGATGCTTGTCTTTGGGACACCGCCTGCTAAGTCACTTGCGCTTGTTATTACGGTTGGAACTTTATTAGTAAATGTTCCTGCTGTCTTGCTCCATTCGAAGATGCCCCAGCGTGTATCAGCACCAGTGTCTAACCAAATTGTGCCGTTGCTTGGTACACCCAATGGTCTACTTAATGAACTTGCAAGTTCGCCTAAGTCAATGTCTGCTCTTGTTACGTAAGCTCTGTTGCTTACGCCTAGTAAACTGTATGCAGCCATAAGACCGTATTCGTTAATTTCGTAACCATGGATTGGTGTTCCAGTTGCACTTTGATAAAATGCTGGGTTTCCAAATGTGGTTACCAAATCACGCTGACTGCTAATTAAATATGTTTTGCCTGCGTTAGCGGCTGTTGTTCCCGCGGCTGTGCCTGTGCCACTGCCTGCAGTCTTGTCCTGTGCTGTTGCTACTATAATTGCGGCAACTGTGCCGGCCTCGTTAGCAACATAGTTGCTTTCGTCAATTACTGTAACCTCTACGCCTGGAGATACTAATGCCATGTTTTATTCCTTTGCAAAG